ACTTAATTGAAACGCCATTTTGTTCTCTCCTTTTTGTGAGAATGTTTTATTATTTTATTGTTATTTATTAAATAGCATTTTTTAGAAATCTTGGGCAGTATTCCACATCCAGCTATCTGGAACGTATTTTTCAATTGATTCATTGTATTCTTCACGACCGTCTTCAAAAAATCCAAATGGTGCCAAATCTTGCTCCATGTCTTCTTCGGTTTTTTCCCTTAATGACATAAGGGTATTGATATTAGTATAATCTTTAAAGTATTGCTGCTCGGAAAGCCAAGCAAAAAGCACAAGACACATTACCAAGTCATCGTGTTTACCAGACTCGGCTTCGTACGATACTCCTTTTCTAGAGAAAGTTGATAGCTCATTTATTGTATGGAAATCATTTACAATAAATTGATTCTGTTCAACTAGAAGTTTAAGAATAGAGCAACCGACCGACTTAACAATTTTAGTTGTTCTAATACCCTTATCTACCGAACCACCACCGAATCCACCAGTAATACGTTTACCAGAACGACCTGCATTTTCTGTAAAAAGAACGTTTTCATAACCAAAGTCGTAATGAAGAGAGTGAGAGACCTGCTCGCCGATATCGTTAATTTCAACTAGCACAGAAGCATTATTATATGCCTTGGCTGATCTATGAATAAAGTCAGCATAATCTATGGGCGATATAGCATTGTTACGATAAACACATGCTTGTTGATATGGCATTGATGTAACGTCGATTAATTGAAACGCTGAATAGTCTAAACCTTTACCACGAGAAACGTCGCATAACATAATATAAACGTGCTGATCTTGAGGAGCGATATACTGAATTAACCCATCTCGTTCTACGATTGGGTTCTGATGAACCAGCTCTTTTAGTTTCCAGCCAGCGATAAGCGTACCAGAGCTACCAAGAAACTCGCAATTATATTCCTGATCGAACTTCTCTAGGTCGAAGTTCATCGCTGCTAATGTATCGGCTTTCCACTTTTCGTCTCGCCCAGGAACATTTTGCCATTGAACGCTTATATAATTGTACTGGTTTCGTTTCTGTTGTGCATTCACCCATATACTATAAAAGTGGTTAAGACCATTCGGTGTAGAAACTAGAACGATCTTAGATTCGCTACCTGACGAAATAGTAGGATAAACTGAGGTGAAAAATTCGTCCCAGTTTTCGATGAACGCCGCTTCGTCGATGAATAGAAGGTTGATAGAATAACCACGGATAGAGTCGGTAGATGTTGCAGCAGCAAGAACACGGCTATTGTTCTCGAGAACGAATGAACCCTTGTTCCATTCTTTAATACCCTGCTGAAGCCAACGAGGCAGATACTGATACGCAAGCTGAACACGTCCAAGAATTTCACGAGCCGTATCGCCTTTGTTGGCGAGTAGAGCAACAGTTTTATCTTTATTGAAAATTATATACCAAAGGATAAACGCACAGGTCGTTGTTGACTTACCAGCCTGACGAGCAGTTGTAACGATATTAAAACGATTAGCGGCAAAAGAGGTTAACATCTCTTTCTGGTAAGAATAAAGAGTAAAGTTGACCAAACCTTTATCGATACTGATAATTTTCATATACTTTTCGGTAAAGTATACTACGTCTTGAGAACATCTAATGTATTCTTGAACTAAATCAGGAGTCCACTCAATAGCCTGATTTTCACGCTTAAGGTTGGCGTTACCGTTATACCCACGTGCATCACGTGTACTAGACTGCAGATCCACCATTTTTCATGTTCTCGATTACTTGCTGAAGCTCCGCCGTCGAGCCTACGAATAAGTTATTATTGATAGTTTTCGCATTTTCATTAGTTGGTGTATCAACTGCAGAAATTTGTCTAATTTTAGTTTGAAGTTCTAATAAATCTTTGTTAGCCTGTAGTGTAGTATCTATAAGTTTAGCAAGAACTTCGAAGGCTCTTGGGTGCTGAGAGCTAGTAGCAATTTCAGATAAAGTATCTATTGCTTCTTTTCCGCTTTCAATCATAGTTAGTACGTTCGCGCGAGCGTGTTCGAAATCCTGCTTTGCACTATCATTATGAGCATCTGCTATAATAGTGCTAACGGCTTTTGATTGGTATAAAGGAGTTACTCCAAGAGCGTTTGCTATCGGATCGTTATTTGCATTGTTTTTCATTCTATCTCATCTTCATTGTAAATCATTGTTACGAAACCAAAATCGTCGGTTACTTCTATATCTAGATATGGAATAGTTCCTGTGCTTTGACTATGTATTCCATAATAATTAATAGGATTACCATCAATATCTAATCCTGGTTGTATTGTAAGTTTTTCTAAAACGTTTTCTTTCCCAACAACGCTTGGCAGTTTACCATCGTCTACAGTTGGCAAGTAAAAATTATTTTCTACGAATTTAATAATATTAGCCTTCTTAACTGGACCGTATATATAGCCTTTAAGAAGAAAATCTAAAGTCCATATAATTGCTCTACGATCTTTAAACTGTCCGTCATAATTATCACTATATGAAATATTATTTAAAATTATAGGAATATCCATAGTTACTTCAACTTCAGGTATAAGATGAACAGTTGTTGTCCAATCTGGCGTAAAATAAGGAATAATCTGTTCGAGTATTTTAGTTCCATCTTCTGCATTTTTAGCATATATGTAAACTTTAAACTCTATATTATAAGGAACAGGGTTGTATTGATACTTGAACTTGTTTGAATCTGTAGTGTCTTTAATAGATACTTTATTGATAGTATTAAGTTTTCTTGTTCCATCATAAGTCATTCTACCCATTTCAAAAGAAATAAGCGGTAGAGGAATAGTTGCAGACTGTCTATCGATATTTGGATCCTGAAGAACACGAGCAAGCATCTTATCTTTTGGGGCATATGTAACTGGAATTTTAAGAAGTGAAGTTACATTTCCAGCTTTATCGGTACGTGTTATACGAATATTATTTACGAGGGTTCCCATCAATATAACATATTTTCTAATTAGCGAGAAATAAAATGGTGAACCGAACATTAAATTTGTCTTTCGCTGAATGGGTCGTATGCAGTAAAGTCAATGAAGTTATCAGACTCTTGCTGAATCTCATCATTATCGGCACCTGGTATTAGATCGTTAATAGAAGATCCTTCAAGAGTAATATAATCGTCGTCTTCAGTAATTAAATGATCACCCGCTTCGGTCATAAGAGTCCAATCAAGTATATTAGTGCTGAACTTTTTCTGAAGTACATCTATCTCAGGTATACCAGTATTCATTACTTCGCCAGAATACTCAAATAACTCACAGGTCATTTCCCAAGTTTGAAGAGCGCCAAGCTGATAAAACATCTCGAACTTATTAACATACTTGATTTGAAAGCACTTTTTATTTAATGGGAAGTAAATAAGGTCGCCTTCGTTCGGTCTTACCTGTGTAGTATAATTATCAACTTCATCATTGAATATACGTTGAGCAACAGAAAATATAACCTGATCACGAATTTCAATACCAAACTTAGACATGAAGTTACCGTCACCAGAAAATCCATCAACTGATTTAATATAAATTTCAATAGGATAAGCATGGCTATAACTAGACTGGTCGTCAGCACCATATACCGCATCGTAGTTATTCAACTTACGGGGTATATAAAACATATCTTCGCCATAAATTTTAATAGCTTCAATAATTAAGTTCTCAAGAAGAGATTGCTCCTGAGATGATTGGAAATTATTGAAGAAAAAATTAGTTGCCATTTTAGCCGATCATATCTGTAACTGGTAGCGAATAACTATGAATCATTTCTTTTTCAAGCTCTGCTCTTTCCTGTGTGGCTTCTTCGTAAATAACCTGACCGTTGAAAGTCAAACCGCCTGGCATTTTCATACCATTGAATTTTTTAAGGTTATTTCCCCACTGCTGTTTGATAAGGCAAGAAGCGTAACGTAGCAACCAACGATCGTTCCAGGCTTTAGTATATACTTCCGGATCAAGAACTTCATACGCTTCAATAATAACATAATCACCAGCGTTAATAATAGACCAGTCCATATCGATATAAACTTTATTATTATGACGATTATAACGCATCGGCTGCTTACCAACAAGCATCTGTTCAAGAAACTGTATGTGCTGCATAGCCATGTAATATGGAACCATAGAGACAGATGTCAGAGTATAAAGATCGTTCAATGCGATCTGATAACGAATATTGAATAGGTTATTGGTATTAAGAGCCTGACCAATTTCAAAAATATTAACAGCGCCGATAATATTATCAGGAAGAGTAATATAACGATTTGTTTTATTTTCTTCTGTTACTAGATGCTTATAATAGACCTTATCAGAACCATCGAAATGATAATCCCAAAAATACTTGATAGCTTCATCGATACGATCTTCAACCTGGTCGTCATCTACGTTAATTTCAATAACAGGTTTACCTAAACGACGTAGGCAGTTTTCTTTAAATGTTGCTCTTGAATTAGGTGATGGCATTTTTATACCTGTGGTTGAGTTTCTTCTGTAATATAATTAGTAGTTATCTGATCGCTCGGCACCCCGCCCATTTTCTTAAGGATATTAAAGATTCTAGTATTATCTTCTAATGCCATTATTTCATGTGGTTCATTTGGACGAAAATTTAATATTTGACCTGCGGTAGCTTCTATTTCCCAATCATGACTATATGCTTTTATTTTACCACGAGCTACTATAGTTATATGTATATCGTTTTCAGTGTGATTATGTTTTGGTAATATATCACCTTCTTTTTCGAAATCGAATATAATTCCTCGTAGATCTCCAAGTCCGTTAAGCGGATTACCCAACAACATCTGGTGCGCTCCCTGGTTTTTCTAAATCTTCTTTTTTAACACCTATTGGTTTAAAGTGTTCTTTTCTAAAGTTAATTTCTTCTTCAGTAAGTAAACGAGTTTCCCATACTTCACGCCATACACCATCTATATTTGTAGGTTGTATTTGATAAGTTATATGTGTTTCTGGGTCAAATGTCGGGCGTTCAGTATACTGAACGAGAGCATAGGTATCTGGGCAAATAAATGTTTCTCCAGTTTGGTCTTCTGTAATTTCAGGATGCTCAAGACGAATATCACCTTCGTATAAAGGATATTTCGAAGTAGAAAGTTTTATATAGACGCTCATATTGTAGTTTTTCCTATAGTGTGTGTAACTGTTGTGCTAGAAGAAGCAGAAAAGGAAGATAAAGCTGGCGTAGTAGTATCATATAATGCATCAGTGTAGGTAGAAGCAAAAACATATGTAGTACCTATACTGGAGTCTGTGAAATTACCTGTGCCGTAAGTTATACTTGATGTACCTACTGTATACGTACCTGTATGAGAGCCATCTAATGGTATCTTAGCTACAAAAGGAGTATAAACGCTACCAGCTCCTCCTACATAAGCATAAGCAAATATATGTACACCATAAGAGTTAACTATTATATTTCCACCACCACTATTATAACTAGCTCTTAATGCTCCTCCCGATAATGAAAACTTTCTCTGCCACTGTAAAGTTCCTGAAGAATTATATTTAACAACGGTTAATGTTTCACCATTTCCAGCTCCCCATGATAAAATATAGATATTATCAGAAGAATCTTTTGCCATACCAACAGGATTTACTTCTGCGGTGTTTGAACCAGTTATTAACCTGGTCCATTGATGTGTAAGAGAAGAATTAAATTTTGAAACAGCCATTTGAGACGCATCGTCACTAACGATAGTAGTATATATATTATTTGCAGAGTCAACCACAGTATGCCTACCATAACCTCTCAAACCGCTACCGAAGCCTGTATAAACTATACCTATAGAGGTCGCTAAACTCATACTAGAATTCCATTTTTGCAAAACTGGCGCATAGTTAGAAGAACCACAACAAGTATCATATTCTTTTTGAAGCATTCTATAAATATTATCGCTACTATCAACGCTTATTTGACCAACTGGTGCAAAACTATAATTAGATGGTACGCCTCTATAAAAATGCCTTACGGTAAGAGAAGTTAAAGCAGAATTAAACTTATAAAGCCATTCTTCTGAGGCATAATATGTATTACAAAAACCACCACAATAAGAAAAATCAAAACCTCTTGTTGCATAAATGTTACCAGCAGAATCTTTAACGGCACTAGTTATTAGACCGTTGTAATTAGAACCGCTATCAGTTGGCGTAAAATATTTCCAAAAATTAATGTTTAAATTAGTTGCGAAGCTGGCGACGTCTCTAATATTAAATAACACGACATTACCAGACGCATCAAAAGAAGTAGGCGAAAAACTTCCATAATATGCATGTGTGCCGTTTGATTTATGTAATGTTGTAGCACCAGCAGAAGTTAAAGAAAGTAAATATATTGATGCGCTGAAACCGTTATCATAAACCATATAGATATTACCAGAAGAATCTACCAACCCATAGTTAGATCCGAAAGTAGTTGCACGATTTGATGTTTTTAATGCCATAAAATAAGCTGCTGAACTTTTACCATAAGCATCATTAAGGCTAATAGCTCCTGATGCTACGCCTAATAGAGTTCTAACAACAGAGTCATTAAGACTAATTTGAGCAGTGCCGCTCAATCCTAATTCTAAGTTAATAGACTCTCCAGATGTTGCACCACCAAGACTTATTGGACCTGAAGCATTTAGTGCCATTATTTACCACCTTTTAATAATTCAATTTCAGCTTTAAGTTCTTTAATTGCCTCGATTAGGAGAGGTACAATTTTTTCATATTGTACAGTTTTATAATTTTCACCAGATTTCGAACCAAAGCTTCCATCAGCTTTTTTTTCTTTATCAAATGGTGCAAGTTTAACTGCTTCTGGTAATACAGCTTCAATTTCTTGAGCAATAACACCAACTTGCTGTTCTTTTTCTGTATAACCGAATGATTCAGCAAGTTTATTACTATTATACGTAACGCCGGAAATCGAACAAACTTTATCAAGAGCATTTTTTATAGGAGTTATATTCTCTTTAAGTCTACGATCGGAATAGTATGCAGTAATATTACCAGCTGCTTCGACTCTTCCATCCTGCCCAACTCTAAATCTAAATGTTGGGGAACCTATACCATTTGTACATTCAGAATACCCAGCAAATAAGTCAGAAGAAGTAACCCCAGTTTCTGCTACTGCTAGAACTGCAGTAGTAGCAGTAGCAGATGGAAGTAAACGACCGCAAAGAGCATTTGTACTATTTGCAGACCAAGCTGCAAACATAGAATAAGGGTCGCCTTCTTGTGCTCTAATAGTCCCTTGAGACGCCCAGTAATTACTAACAGAATCGAAAGTTCCTTTAGAACCAAAAACAGCTTTACCACTTTCATTAAGAGAAAATAGTATTGAGTCATAAGCTTGATTTATAACTTGGAATGAACCATTATTTGAAGTACGAACATATTTTGTTGTGGTTGTTAAACCAGAATATGTATTAATTAACTTTATCTGACTACCAGCTTCGCCAGTAAAATTTGTAGTACCACTTCCGCGAATTTCTAATGTTGAATCATATGCGGTTGCTGAACTATTTCCAGTAAGTGATGTAGTACCACTTGGTGTAATTCCTAATCTTTCAATATTAGTCGTATCTTTACCAGTACGGATTGAAATATTATTTGCACTAATTCTTAAATTTTTATAGCTTGTTGTTCCATTCGTACCATCGACACCTTCAACCCATGCGCCGACGCTTGTATTAGCTCCAATTCTTAAACCATTAGCACCGTTTGTTATTAAAATTGTAGAACCAGCAGGGTCGCTTTGACTTACGTGAAGCGGTGTAGTTGCATTGGTATCGCCTAAATTGATACCAATATAACCTAAGTTATTAATTGAAAGATTAGTTGCAGTTGCATTCGCAAATCTAGCAATAGTAAAGGTGTTTGATTTAGCATATAAACCTAAGTTACTATTAGAATAAGCTCCAACTCCGACGCCAGAAGTTACTGATGTGTTACCATAGGCTATACCAACAACACCAAACATAGATGTGTTTGCAGTTTGACCCCAAACACCATGTAGGTTATTTGATTGCCCCAATACACCTTGAGCTGATTCAGATATACCATAAATTCCATAATTAGTGTTTGATATACCATAAACACCATAATTAGTGTTTGATTGTCCAACGACACCAATACCGCCATATGATCGACCGAATACTGAATTTTGAGTTTGGCAATAACCAATAATAGCAGGTCCGGTCTGATTAATACCAAGAGTTCCTACAGTTACAGAACCTGTTACAGATAAATTGCCACCATCAAGAGTCATTCTTTCTGTACCAGTATAAGAACCAGTTTGGAATGAAAAACTTGAACCTGCTTTTAAAGCTAATCTGCCATCAGGATAATGATAAATTTGACTCGTGCTTAATGATGCGTTATGGATTAAATCAATTCCGACTGAAGTTCCAGAACCTGTATTTGAATTATAAAGAAGAAGATGCCCTGCACCATTAGCATTATTTTCGACAGTTAATTTATAATCTGTATTGGCGAAGGAACCAATATTAACAGCACCAGTAGAATTAAATGCTGGGATTGTTCTAGAACTGGCACCCGTTGTAGTAGTAATTGTATAGTCGTTAGTTGTAGTTTCAAAATAAGTATCTGTTGGTGTAGAACCTGCTTTAAAATAAATTCTATATTTTGCAGCGCCAGGAACAGCATCAAACTGCACTCTTAATGTT